CGGGCGGCATCGCGGCCCGACTCCTGTCTGAGGCCATGATACCGCCCGCATAGGCGTGTCCTATAGGTGCTGTCACATCCCGAGGGCCGACTTAAGGGACCCGAACCCGCTGGCCTCGTTGCCTGAGTACCACGGGCTGCGCGGGTCGTTGACCTCTACGCCCCTGGGCGGGAGCCACAGGTCCCTCTTCAGCTTCTCGGTAGCGCCCTCGTCCTCGGCGTTGCGGGTGAGAATCCACCACATGACGTGGCAGAACCGGTTCAGGGGCAGGGTCTCCAGGTCGATCCCGTGCCCGAGGCAGAACCCGTCGATGTAGTCCCACTCCGCGTGCGCCGAGGCCAGGAGGCGCTGGATCACGTAGGAGGGTTCTCCCCGGCCTCCTCCATGACGGCGGAGATGAGGTCGGTCAGGTCGGGGATGTCGAGGTCGTCGGCGGGATTCTTGAGCCGCTTGACGACCTCGGCGCCAGTCTCCTTGCCGAAGAGGACGTGGCACCACTTGGCCAGGCCCTCGATGATCTTCTCTGAGTCCTCGTCGGCGTCCTTGAGCGCCTGGGACAGGAAGATGGCGACGGCGGCCTTCGGGGGGCGGACCTTGTACTCGGTACCGACCAGTTCAACAGTGATGGACTTCCGGGCCTTGCCGGGGATCGTGATAGTAGCCATGAGGCGATTCTAATGGAAGTCAGAGGTCTTGATAAGCCTTACCGCGTCCCGAACGAAGTGGGCGCCCTTGATCCCCTTGACCCACTTAGCGAAGACGGTCTGGCTCGAGCCCTTCGGGGTGAAGACCATGCGTGACGCCTTGACCGGCCCGTGAGGACGGGTGCCCTTCTCCTGGTAGGCGGCGTACGGCGTGCGCGCCCCGATCTCGAAGGTCGGGTTGAGCGGGTGCTTGCCGGGGACGCGTTCAATGGTGACGGAGTTCACCATCCGACCGGAGTTGACTCGCCCCTTGGCGCGGATGTTGCGCTGGATGCGGCCCTGGGTGCGTCGGGACGCCTTCAGTGCGGCCTGCTTAGTGATCTGGGCCACCTTGTCCTCCCGGATGGGGCCCTTGAATCGTACCTTTACGTGAACCATCTCACACTACTTCCACAGCATGATCACGGGCAGTTGAGCCGGACCGTGAAGGTCCACTCGCCGGCCACGCAGCCCCCGTCGGGGCCCGTCGCCTGCCAGTCCATGTCGCTGGCATTCGTGGAAGACGTGAGGAACTTTCCCAGGTCAGCCATGTCCTGGTGCAGCACGGCCGCGTCCGCCGTCAGGTCGAAGGGGCGCGGTCCGCGGCCACGATCGTCAACGACCTCTACGCAGCGCAGCGTCCCGAGAGCGTAGGTCGCCGCCCAGTAGCGCACCGAGCACGCCTCGCCGTCGGCGGCGCGGGGGCCGAAGACCGGAGAGACGGAGACGGTGCGAACGTAGAGGTGCCCTGCGCAGCACTCGTCCCAGGCCACCTCGGCCCCCGGGGCGACATACGCCTGCGAGACCGCGTTGGACAGGGCCTGGGCGCCGCCCTTGAGCAGGGCGAGCGCGGTGGAGTGGACGACTGACGGCGTGGGGGAGGGGACGTGCCCCGACAGGGCGGCGTAGTCCTCGCTCTGGGCGCGGTTGCGGCGTGCCAGCCGCGGGGCCGGGCTCACCAGATCACCCCGCCGCGGCGGTTGGAAGGCTGTCGGCGCGCGTAGTCGTCGGGGTTGTAGGCACGGGCGGCCTGACGAGGCTTGCGGATCGAGGCGACCCAGGAGTCCACCAGCCAGATGCCGGTCCGGCCCTCCTGCATCTCGTCGAAGTCGTCCTGCACCTGCACGGTCACGCCCTGACGGGTGACCGACTGGAGGCGCGCCGGCAGGGCGCAGTCCCGGTCCATGCAGGCGGCCTTGGCGAGCTCAAGGGCGAGCACGCCGGCTGCCACCTGACCGCCCTCGGGGACCGGCACGCCCTGCGAGTAGCGAATCTCCCAGGTGCCCTCCTCGGTCGTCGGCCGGGAGAGGTCTTGTACCGGGGGGAATACAAGCGGAACATCGGGGCCCGCGGGCGAGGTACGGCCTGTGAGCTGGAGCACCGAGTGGTTGATGAGCCGGTACGCTCCTAGCGGGAGCACCTTGCCATTGACCGTGACCTGGTGCACGCGGTGGACGTTCCCAGGCAGGCGAATGGCCGGAGTCCCTGAGGTATGGGTGCACATCGGACCGCAGATTCCACACACGACGTCGTGCAGCACGCCTCCCAGGCGGAAGGGCAGGAAGCCTCGCAGGTAGGCCTGGGACTGGTAGGTGGGCGGCGGCACGCAGTCGGCCGGCTCGGGCCGGATCACGACGATGTCGGTCCCGAACCGGCGGCCGGTCCACTCCCACAGGAGCTGGGTCGCCATGGCCTCGAAGGTGTGCTGCTGCTGCTCCGGCCGACCTGACTCGTCCAGATACTCCGCCAGGTCCTCGCACGCGCTGTAGGAGACCGGCCAGTCTCCGGGCCCGTAGCCCCTCTCGATGTCCTGCATGCCCTCTCCTACAGCGCGTACGTGGTGCGGGATGGCTACGCCGCCGGCTATAGGCGGTGCCCGCTGGGATGAGTATACCTATAGGGCCTGCCTAAGGGTCGCAGAGATGGTTTCACGTGAAGCAGGTACGGCGACAGCCCCGCAGGGCGTTTGTGCGCTCTACGGGGCTGTCAGTGCCTCTGAGGGGTATCAGGGGACGGTGACGGGCTGGGCGCTGTCCGGCGGGGGCGCGAGAGCCGTGTCGATCATGAGGAGGTGGTCGAGCGGGTCGAGGGCGGCGGGGAGCTTCGCGTTGACGAAGCCGCCGCCGCCGCCGTTGGCCTTCTTGACCACGTCGTAGGGGCCGACGCCCCAGGCGTTGCCGGACTTGGTGACGGCGCCGGTCATGGAGAACGAGATCGCGTCCTCACCCGTGACCTCGATGTCACCGACCGTACCGGCCGTGATGAAGGGCAGCAGCAGGTAGCCGCTGGCGTCCTCAGCGCCGGCCGCGCAGGCCTGGCCAGACAGGCCGGTCCACAGCTCCAGGGCGAACTTCTTCTCGATCTTGCCGTAGGCGACCTTGAAGCCCGCGGTGTCGTCAGCGTGGTCCAGGTACTTCGTGGCGTTGGTCACGATGTCCAGGACGGAGGGGTTCACCCCGCAGAACTCCAACTCGACCGTAAAATATTTGAAGGTGTTGGACTGCTTCTCGTTGACGCACAGGGAGCCGTCGGCCTTGCGGACCGTGATCTCCGTGCCGTCCTCGACCTCGGCGGAGAGCTTGACAGACACGAAGCCGGAGGTCGCCACCGGCTTGTGCTGTGCCTTGTCGAACTTGCCGCAGGTGTCCAGCGGGGTGACGCGGATGCGCTTCCCCAGCACTGGTGTGTATGAGTGCGTCTTAGCCATGGCTCAGCGCATCCTTTCCGTTGGTGTTGGTGTAGGTCATCGAAGCCCTCAGAACTGGCGGGCCACGTACTTGCCGGTGCCGGGGTCCGTGGACACCTTCACGAAGTAGGCGTCGTCAGGGTTAAACGCCACGACGTACTGCCGCTCGGCGACCGCCGTCAGGTCGTTTGTGCCCTTGTCGAAGCCGCCCGCCCCGTTGGTCGAGGTGAAGACGTCCCCGCGGTAGATCAGGATCGGGCCGGTGGACGCGATGATCGGGGGAGTGTCGTCGTAGCCGTCGCCGAAGACCACGGGGGTCCCCATGCGGGTGTAGGCCTCGCCGGTCTTCGGGTCCGTGTCGATGTACATGCGCCCGGCCAGCATCGACCCGAGGCGCTGCGAGAGGTGGAACGTCGGAGCCACGCCAGGGGTGTGGGCGTACTTCTCAGCGGCGTTCCAGGCGCCCTCGGCGGGCTGGGCGCCCGCGTCGTTCGCCCACTCCTGAGCGCGGATGAGCGCCGGACCCCTGCCGCCGACGCCGTTCCACAGCGCCTTCTCGACCGCGTACTCCTCGTACTGAGCGAGGCGCTGCGCCGCGATGGCCACGGCCTCCTCTGGAGTGTGGTCGAGAGGCGTGGTGCGGAAAGTCGCGTAGACGGTGATCGGCTCCATGGACTCGACGGTCACGCCCTTGGGCTTGTCCAGGACCTTGGGCAGGCCCTTGACGGTGCCGGGCTTCTGGTACTGGCCGATGGTGCCGACGTCGGTGCGGGCGACGTCCTCCCAGGTGACGCCGTTCTCCCAGCGGATCGAGGAGTCCTCGATGGGGGCGAACCGGGAGAAGAGGCCGCCCTTCAGGCGCTGAGTGACCGGCGCCTCGATGCGCTGCTTCGGTGCGATGATGGGCATCTGTCCTCCTTGCTGGACGGTGACTGGCTAGGGATGGTCACGGGGCGGGCGGGGACTTGCCTCCGCCCGCCCCGGAGTCATCACTTGGCGAGGTCAGCCGTGCCGTTGGCGAGGAGCTTGATGCCGGTGCCGGTGCCGCCGTTCGGGTTGAGCGGCACGGTCACGACACGGGCGTCGTGGCCACGCTTGGCGACCAGGTAGCCCTCCTCAGTGAACAGGGCGGTGTAGTCGTTCTGGCCGAGCAGGACCGAGTCGTAGACGGTGTCCAGGGTGATGACGTCCTGGCCGCCCTTGACGAAGGTGCCCGCCGAGTAGAGCAGGAACTTGAGGTGGGCTTCCCAGGCCTTGAAGGCCGTGGCGTCGCCGGTCAGAGCCTGCCAGTCGTAGACGAACTGCGGGTTCACGCCGCGGGCCTTGAACCAGGCGTCGATGCGGGCGTCGTTGACGTCGATCAGGTCAACGCCCTGACGGCGGGACAGGTCGGTGCGGATGGCGCCGTGGACCCAGTAGGGGAAGACCGCCTCGAGGGTGGTGGAGCGGGACAGGCGCTGCGCGTAGCGGTAGTGCTCGACCTGAAGCTCGATGGCGGTCAGGATCGGGGCAGCCGCGCCGATCTGGTCGGAGTCCATGGAGACAGTGGTGGACTGGCGCTCCATGGAGGCAATGATCCGCTCGCTCATCTTGTGCTCGTGAGCGACGAGGGCGCCGCGGATGGTGCGGGCGACGAGCTCGGGGTAGCCGCGCTGCTGGAGCAGGTTGGCCTGAACGTGGATACCGGCCGCGGAGAGGCGGACGTCCTCGAAGTCGGTGCAGGGCACGTTGTAGACGGGCTTGGCGCCGACCTTGTTGGTCGGGTCGGTGGCGGGGGTGGGAGCGTACTTGCCGGCCTTCGCCTCCTCCTCGGTGAAGTTGAAGGAGGGAGCCGCGTAGAGGTCGGCGAACTTGGGGCCCTTGGTGAACTTGATGCCGCCGCGGGTGACGTTGATCTCAGGCAGGGAGATCAGGCCGTCGCGGGACTCGTCCTCCAGGAGGTCGTAGACGGTCTCGGAGGGTGCGCACCAGCCGCCGGCCGCGACGAGGGAGCCACCGGGGAGGTTCTTCTCGTTGACGGCGAAGGCCATGGCGGCGTCGGCCGACTCGGGGGAGGAGACGGTGGCGCGCTCGTCGAAGGTCTTGCGCACGACGGCGAGGCTGTGGCGCTCGCTCATGGCGCGGCCGGCGCGAGCGGCAGCGGCGTAGGCGCCGGAGTTGAAGCCCTGGAGGCGGCGGTCGAGGGCGACAGCCAGGTCCTCGAAGGAAGCGTCGCTGTCAGCAGCGAAGCCGGGAACGTCGGCCACGGTCAGGCGGGCCTTAGCGGTGTCCTCCACGGAGGTCTCCTCAGTGATCGCAGGTGCGGGGGTGTGAACGTGCCGACGGATGCCGGACA